CTACGGTTTCCGGACCAGCCAGCGCGCCAGCACGACCGCGGCAGCGAAGCCGACCATGATGATGGCCTCCTCGTATTGCGGCAGTTGCCGGGCCAGCAGGCCGACGAGAGCAACGCAGATCAGTACGGAGACGATGGCCTTTACGTAACGCATGATTCACTTTATGGGGTTGGTTCCTGCGTATGGTACTGCGCGGGCAGGAGCAATGCAGCGGGGTCCGTACGGCGTTGCGCGTACTTGGGTGCGACATCAACGATGTAGGGAGCCGTACGACAGGCAAGAAAAAACGGCCTACGCCGTGAGGCGTAAGCCGTTCAATCTTCTGCCAAAACTTCTTGCAAATATGGTCGGAGCGATAGGATTCGAACCTACGACCCTCTGATCCCAAAGCAGAAGAAAAATAGCCTTGCAGGCCGCGCCAGATAACGGAAAGTGACATGTTTATTTCCAATATTTTGGGTGATTCAGACCCACGACAGCACGCGGGTTTCCGGGAAGCATCGAGCAGGATATTAGAAGGTTTTTCAACCTGCCTTGGGTAACTTTAGGCGCACTTCGCTGACTGGCACCGATCGAGATTTTACGTAGATCTCCGTGGTCTTCGAGTCCGCGTGCGCGGCGGCCACCTGAAGCTGCTCGATGCTGTATCCAGCACGTTCGGCATCCGTCAGCGCTTTGGCCCGGATGTCCTTCACGGTGTATCCAGCGTCTGCCAGCTTGGCGCGACCAGCCGCCCGCTTCCAGGCAGTGAGCAGGGCACTGGCGGCGTACGGCTGGCCCTCGATCGAGTGGATCACGAACTGGCTGCTCTTCACCTTGCCGAGCGCCTGTGCGCGCTTCAGCACCGCCTTGATCTGCGGTGTGATTGGCCAGTCGACCGCCTCGGCCGTGCTGTCTTCCGTCTTCGTGGGCACGAAGTGGATCACCTTGGCATCCCAGTCCACCCAGGATGAACCGCCGGCCGCGCCCGGGTCCGCCTTCCAGCGCAACAGCCGGATCTCGGTGGAGCGTTGAGCTGTCAGGTAGCACAGGTCGACGAAGCACTGCATCATCTCGCCGGCCGGCACCTTGCTGACGATCTCCTGGCCGTCCTTCGTCTTTCGCACGTAGCTGGCCAGTTTGGCTCGGATGGCGCTGAAGTGCGCGTCCGTGATGTAGACGTCCCGCGCCTTCGGCTTCTTCAGCTTGACCTCGCGGCATGGGTTGACGGCGATCAGCCGCTTGCCAATGCACCAGTCGAAGAAGCCGGACATGAATGAGCGCATCACGCGCTGCATGTGCAGCTTCCCGGTCCAATTCAGGCGCAGGAAGTCGACGACGTCGGCCGGGGCCACCGTGGCCAGGCGGAAGTCCTTGAAGGACTCGCCGGCATACCGGCCATAGGCGGGCCACGCCTTCTCCTTGTGCTGGGCCTTGTGCAGTCGCACGTACTCGGCGACCAGCGGCGCCATGTCACCGGTGCCAGCATTGGATTCGAAGTCGCCGATTTCGGCCTCCAGGCGCTTCAGCATCGTGCGCTGGCCATCTTCCACTCGGCACAGCCGGATCCACTTCTGGTCGCTCGGGCGCACCCAGTACCAGCTGCCGCCGCGCTCGTAGACCCGGCTCGGCATGCCAAGGTTCGTCTTCCGACGTCGAGCGTTCATGCGGCGCGTCCTGCAAACGTGACCTTGCGCAACGTCGGCCGGGCGGTTGGCGTGAGCGGCACCACCTCGGCATTGCCCACGCCAGCCTTCTTGGCTTCAAGCGCGCGGTAGGTCTCCCAGGTCATCATGACCCGGCCGTCGCCGCGGCGCAGCGGCTCAATCCGGAACGCGGCTTCGAGCCAGCGCGCCTGCGCGGACCAGCGCTTCTTGCCGGTCAGCTCCTGCAGGTCTTCTTCGGTCATCCATCCGGTCTTCATTTGTCGATCCCCCATAGGCTGCGGGTCAGTTTGATGATGCGTTGTGCTGCCGCTTCCACTGCGAATATTGGTTCTGAATAATTTGGGCTAAAGGCGCTGGAAGTCGATTACCCAGACGAACGGGTTGGTTTCCCACGCGCCGTTGCCGTTGATGCTCTCCCACAAATCCCAGAATGCGCCTCGGGCCGTTTCGCGGGCCTCGAACGTATCGGGCGCAGCCTTCCAGAAACTGGCCTGTGTGCCAGGCGAAACAGAAACCGGCTCGACGCCTTCCGCAAGTGCATCAACATCGCTGATGTCCTGCAGCCGCTCCACGCGCACGCCCGTGATCTCCAGTTGCAGACGACAGGCAGCGCGCGGCATGTGGATGCTGGGTCGCCATTGCCGGCGGATGCCGTCGGCCGAACGCTCCAGATCCGGCCCGAGCGGGTCGTCCAGGTAATCGGCACGATAGAAAACATCGCAGTCGGGCTCGTACGGGCCGAACGGGTGGTTGCTGTGCTGCCACGTCTCCCGTACCCACAGGCGGTCGCCGGGCATTCCGTAGGGGCAGTGCATTTCCTCGACATGCCCCCACCAGTTGCTGGCCGGATCGCATATATCACCGGTTTCCTCACCGCGCATGGGGCCGCTGACATACCAGTCGAGGCCCCGAGGCATCTTCCAGATCCGTCGCGTCTGAGTCTTCCTGCTGTCCAGAATGGCGCGCACCATGCCGCCGCTGAAGAGGATGGGGCGCTCTTTCACCATGGCAGCCCCTTCGCGGCCGCGCGGGCCTTGCGCTCGGCCAATTCGGCATTCAGCGCTGCAACAAGCTCAGCGGGCTTCCCTGCAAACTGTGCGAGATGGTTGGTGCAGAGGCTGAGAGACCAATCGGTCGCCGCGCGCCAGCACTTCGCGATTTGCACGCGCGTTGTGTTGTGCTTCACGCGTGCACCGGTGTAAGGCGGGCGCGGGCACAGCCGGCACGCGTTGCCGCAGGTGTCAGGCTTGACGCTGCGGAAGTGCGGGTACTTCGATGCCTCGATCGCAATCTGTTCGTTGGTCAGCGTGGCCACGGCCGCACGCAGCTCAGCGTAGCTCGAGTACTGTTGCTCCGGCAGCGCCACGTGGAACCATGTCTCGACGAAGCGGTTGCGGCTGCTTTCGCGGCGCATGTCCATCTGCACCCCGAGTCCTTCGGTGTCTTCGTAGCCATAGAAGGCCATGCCATTCGCGCCGTGGCCGTGCGCGGTCTCGCGCATGGTGAGTTCGTTAGGGATGATCATTCAGCGGTCTCCAGCACCAGCCCAGGCTGGCGCGTGCGCTCCAGCTGCAGGGCGATGTATTCAGGATTGAGTTCGGCGCCGAGCCACCGGCGGCCGAGCATTGATGCGGCAATCCCTGTCGAACCGCTGCCCATGAATGGGTCCACTATCAAGCCGCCCGGCGGCACGGAATAGGCGATCAGCGGCGCGAGAATCCCGAGCGGCTTTTGCGTGGGGTGAAGCGCGCGACCGTGCTCGTTTGGCACATCGATGACGCTGCGCATCAGGCGGGGTCCGCCATCTTGGGACACGTAATGGCCGGCATCAATGTGACCGGTGTGCGTCGGGCGAGTCTTGCGGCGCACCACCTTAGGTCGTGCGTCCATCGTGTACTGCGTCTCGCGGTATAGGTCAGCCCATCGGCCGCGGTAGAACTGCACGGCGTGTTCGTGCACACGCCGGAACCTGTCGTTGTGAAAGCCGGTGCCATTCTGCTTTTGCCAGACGATGTCCTGCGCGTAACGGAAGCCAGCGGCCTCCATTTCGCCGAAGACCGTGGCGAGGAACCGCATACTGCCGAACACCCAAATACAGGCAGTCGGCTTCAACACGCGCGCAACCTCTGTCACCCAACCATCGCAACGGCGATCCCATTCCAGGCTGGTGTCCCCATACGGCGGATCAGTGATACAGGCATCGGCTATGGCCGAGGGCCATTCGCGCATGACCTGGCGGCAATCGCCTTGGTAGCAGTGATCAAGCTTCATCATCCCTCCCGCCCATCGCCTCGCCATTCCCAGCAGACGGGGCGGCGCTGATTGATTCACGGGCTTCCATGACCGCCTCCCTGGTGGACTCCATTGCAGCGCGCAACCGCTTACCGGCGCCCTCGGCACGGTCGGCAACGTCTTTCACATGGCTCCGTTTTTGGAATCGGGTTTCGGCGTATGTCGCGTTGTATGCCTCTCTCGATGCATCCCACAGTTCAATCCATGCGGCCATGTCAGCCTCCCCGCCCCCAGGCTGGCTGGCGCTTTCGAGGGCGCGGATGCGGGCGATCAGGCGACGAACCACAATCTTTACGACTGGCCCGACAGGGAATTCCTCGAACTCTCGCTCGATGGCATCCAAATCCAGCTTCTCGCTCATGGCATCACCTTCCCAATCTCGGCAGCAGCGCGGACGATGGCGCGACGGGTAGCGGCGTTGGCGTCATCGCCGTGACTCTCGCAAAGACTGATATTCCATATGTCGGCAGTGGTGCAGCCAAACGTGCTATCCGAATGAACGGTAATGCCCAGCTTCACCGCCAGCCGCAGCGCGTCGCCGTCGTCGGTCAGCGGATTCCATTCATCCCACTCGCGCCCATCGCGTGAGAAATGCCCGCTATCGAATTGACCACCAGCCGCCTTCGCCGCCAGTTCCAGCAGTTCACGATCAGCCATTGCTCTCTCCTGTGGCGAGGGCGCGCAGGGATTCGTACGACTCGTCGCCCCATGCCTCTTGGACGTGTGTGGCAGGCCATGCGCCGCGCGTGCCCTTCGGAACGTGGTCGTAGAAGCATGTGTAGCCAGGATCGCGCGAGGGACGAGTCTTCATCCAGATGTGCTTGGGCATCCCAAGCGGCCAGTCGTAGCCTTCCTCGCGGACCATCCTCATGAACTCGTGCACGTCATGGTGGCCACGAGACATCAGCACATACACGTCCTCGCCGATGTTCTCGATTTCGAGCGGATATTCCTTAGCCACGCTCGCCTCCCTTCTCTTGCGACTGCTCGCGGGACATGGCTGCGCGGGCATGGTCGATTGCGTCGATTTCCTCGCGAACGCTGATCGCCCCGTATTTGCGCGTCAAAATCTTCACGTGCATACGCCAGCGCGCAGCGTCCCGTTCCGAATTGGGCGAGCACGTGTACAGCGGCACGTCATAACCGCCGCCTTGGCCGTAGCTAAATGCCGCGCTGTCGTGGTCGACGGCTGGATTCCAAAAGGCGACGGGCTTCGCCACCGCCCCCGCATCGGCCTGCACCTGCTGGGCGGACGACGCGAATAGACCTTTCGATTTTTGCGGGTGCTTCGGCTCTTCTCGTGGCGTGTTGTCCATCACGTCGAGCATCCAGTCCGTCAACGATTCTTCGGTGATGGTCTGGCCGATGCAATGCTCGTTCAGGTACGTCACAAACCGGGTAAGCGGCTTCGCCTCGCGCTCATCCTGCTGCGCCGATGCGGCCATCGAATACTTGCAGCGGCATCCTGCGCAAATGTCATTTGGATTGCACTGCGCTTCAGCATCGGCATACGATGGGCCACGCACCAGACCAAGAGCCTGAGCGGCAGCGTTTGCAATGGCGGCCAGCTTGGCATTTCGAACAGCAGCCGCGCTCTCCGGGTCGTCTCCGCAAGGTTCCTTTGCCGACTCCGCTTGAGACATGATCCATCGCAGTACCACTTGCGTATCGTCCCCCGCGCCCATTTCCCCAGGCTGGCGAGGGGCGGCGAGGAGTGAATACAATTCAGCCGAGTATTGCGCGTAATCCTCATCACACAGATTGTTCCGCAGGAATCGGTCGATGCTGTTATACGCCGCCTCTTGATCGCGCCTCAGCCCATCCCCCCCCTGTTGCGGGGCGCTCGGGGCGGATTGGTAGACAGACATGTCCGGGCCCTTGCGGATCGCCTTCGCAAGATCGTGGGGATCGTCGTACATCCAATCGCCAGTGCGCGGATCGGTGTATTCCACCACCAGCGCAGCCCAATCCAAGCCGTCTTGATGGCCAGACAGATAGTCGGTGCTCAGCGTGCCGGCGAAGTCCTCACGGATGTATGAGGCCTCCTCATGCTCAGGCTCTTGGCTGTCTTCGCACCATGTATGCGAGCCGCCTTCGCCAACGCCGCGTTGCAGCCAGATTCGTTTCGGTGCCCATTCGTTAGGCATATTCGCCGCACATTCTGCGGTGATTGGCGAGCTATTCGCCGCATTGGTAGTGTCGGTCATCACAGTTCCCCGTTCTTGAATTGTTCGATCGCACCTGCCATCGGTCCGAATCGGACCCAGCGCAGCAGAGGCCAGTGGGGGTGCTTCAGGGCGTCCTGGCAGAGCTCGCGCAGCGCGCGCTCCAGCGACAGGATTCGCGCGGCGTGCGCGACGTTGGTATCCCGGGCGTTGGCGAGAAGAGACTGCGACTCGGCTAACTGCCGGCGGAGCTCCGCGTTCTCGCGCTTGAGGCGGGTGGAGTCGAGTGCGAGATCCATCATGTCTTCCTTGACGGTCGGCTTCGCACGACTCACTGTCACTCCGAGTGGCCATGTCATTGTTCGGACTCCTTGTTTTGGGTGATAGGGCGGCGGTATGCCTTGGTCAGGCCAAAGTCGACGGCGTGGCCGCGGCTGCGGATGACTTTCGCCATGCGTGCTCTGGCGACATGGCTGGCGGTTGCCTGCCTGACTAGGCCGAAGTAGCTGTTGACTGCTGCGAATACATCGCGCGACGGCATTTCCGCCAGCCGGCGAGTTCCGACATTGAGCGTGCGCGGGCGGGTGTGGCGTGCCCATGGCCGAATCACCTGGCCGACGAAATCAATGCCGCGCGGTACCGGCTGTAGGATCGTCTTCGACGGATTGAGCCTGGCGCCAAGTCGGCGCGGCAGGAACGCCTCAATTTGGGCATGGGCGGTACTCAGCCACTGCGGCGATTCGTGGAGGATCACGAAGTCATCGACATAGCGGATATAGTGCCGCGCGCCGATGCGATGCTTGACGTGCTGGTCGAGCACATCAAGGTAGACATTGGCAAAAAACTGGCTACTGAGGTTGCCGATCGGCAGCCCGCGATGTGCCGGCTGGTTGAGCAGGCTCTTGTGCGGCGGCACGAGTGCCATCAGGGCTGACGGTGCTTGCATGATGACGTCCGGGCGCGGGTCGTGCATCAACACGAGATCCGTGAGCGCCATCCACCATGGTTCGGTGACGCGCTCGGCCAACTCCTTGCGCAGGACAGTCTTGTCGATGCTGACGAAGAAGTTGGCGAGGTCGCATTTCAGGTACCACGCCGGCCGGGACCAGTTCTGCGTGATGCTGCGCACCTTCGCCTCCAGGCGCTGGGCAGCATAGAGCGTGCCGCGCCCGGGAATGCATGCGCAGCTATCCGCGATGAACGAAGCGTAGAAGCGCGGCGCAATGCGGTTGTACAGGAGGTGGTGGACCACGCGATCGCGGAAGTCTGCAGCCCAGACTTCGCGCGGCTTGGGTCGGGTCACGACGAAGCAGATGGAGCGGCCAGGACGATAGCTGCCGTCCATCAACTCGTCGTACAGTTCGCGCAAGTTGCGCTCGAGCTGCTGCTCGAACACGAGCGCACTGTGTGTGTTGCGTTTCCGGCGGCGGCAGTCGAAATATGCCGTCACCAGGTCCTCGAAGGAAGCACGATCCGCACCGCTTTGATCTGCGGACGGCCCGAGCACGAAACTCGTTGTTCTTGTGGTTGTTGTTCTGGTTGCCATTGCCGAAGTTCTGGTTCCACGCGTTGTTGGAGTTGCTCTCGGACTGCGTCTGTTCGTGCTATCTACGTCGCCTCGCCGAAGGCGTCATGCCGATCAGCGGGGAAACTGCGCCGGACCAGACCTGGTGACTCCCAGCGGTATCCGTGATGCGCCTGGCGGTGGCCTTGTGAGCCAGCGGCACGACCAGATAAAAATCGCACGGGCGAGACGGCCTTAACCGTCAGGCAACAGGCGACGATGCGGACTTCTTCCTCCAGCCATTAGCCTGCTTACCGATGCTCGTCGTAATCGAAACGGCCTTGGCGTACTGCGGCCGCGCGATTAGGCGCTTGTCGACACAAAGGCGCAGTAGCAACTCGACCACCTGCAGGCGCTCGACCAAGTCGAGCAGTGGCTGCGACTTGTCGCGGTACACATTCCCGCGGCAGATCAACACCGTGATCTCCACGATCTCGTCGCGGATCTTCCCGCCCAGCGAGACCTTGAAGTCGCGCGGCATGCTTCGGGTGATTTCCGTGACCACATCGAGGAGGTCGTACGCCGCCTTATAGATGGGGAGGTCGGTATGCAGAGCCATGGCTAAATGACTGAATGATCAAAGAGGCAATCTGCGGACGGCCCGAGCACGAAACTCGTTGTTCTTGTGGAAGTTGCCCTGGAGGCCATTGCCGAAGTCCTGGAACCACGCGTAGTAGGAGAAGCTCTCGGACTGCTCACCAGACCAGTACCAGGCGCTTTGGAACTCTTCTCGCAGGTTGGCGAACAGGAGAGACTGCTCACGCCGTGTCGGCAGCTCGCCGCCAGCCGATGCAGCCCATTCCTTGGCCTGCTCCCACGTCTTGCCCTCTGCCTCACCAGGAAGGAGGATCAGGTGGTATCCGGGCTCGCCTTCCTTGCCGAGTATCAGGCCGGCGTAGCGCTCACCAGTGCGCAATTGGCCGAGGGCGATCGGCTGCGGCAGTGCTTCTGCTGCACCATTGATCACGCGCGCCAACCAGGCGTCGACCACGGCAGCCTTGGAAATGGTGACCAGTGCGCCGGCTACCTCGACGGATACGGACTCTGCGACTTGCGTCAT